GCACCGATAGGCATGCGGTCGGTAAAGTTTGGCAAGTTAAACGTCGTAGACCCATCTCCAGTACCAAACGTCGTGCCATATACGGCATACAGCGCGGCATAGGTTGTACGAGAAACAGCCGCGCCATTACAGATTAAATAGCCAGATGGAGCAGATGAAGTGCCCCACATTTTAATTTCGCCCACTAGGACGTTGGCTTGCACAAAAGCGGTTGTTGCAATCTGGGTTGTGTTTGTTCCTGCCGAGGCTGTTGGCGCAACAGGAGTTCCTGTCAGGGTAGGCGAAGAAAGGGTTGCGTTTGGCAGAGTTGCGCTTGCCATGTAGTTAGTAGCCACTACCACATCCGTGCCATTAGATACGAGCGCTACCTTAGCGCCGTTGGGGACAGAGACGCCTGTTTGCCCGCTGACTTTGACCGTGACGGCATAACCACCAGAGGTGTTGTTGTAGATGAAATACAGCTTTTTGTTGGTTGGGACAAGCAGGTTTCTAGCAGCTGTTAGAGTGCCTGTGCACTCGATGAACATATTACGCGCAACGCCAGACGCCCCGTTAGGGATAGTGATAACCGTGTCCGCCCCGTCCGTGATGGCTTGGGTTACATAACCAGAGATGGCTTGCTCAATCAGCGTACCAAGATTGGTGTTGGTCGTGGCTCCCCAGTTACCCGCTTGGTCGCCTGTGCCCATCAACTCGATGGCTAGGTTGGTTGAGTACGTACTTGACATGGTTTACCTTTACTGTAGGTTATTGATTACTTGCCAGCCTGCGGATTCTGTTGTGTCTACCACCGTCCAGCCTGCTGTCTCAGGGTTGTTGATGACCGCCCAGTTTGCTGTCTGAGCGTCGATGATTTTGATCCAGCCCGATACCGACTGATTGTCCGCCATATTGAGGTTCTCGGCAATAAACTCGATGAATCCTGCCTGCAACGATATAGCGTCAGCGTTAGTTATGCCCTCAACAATCGAGAAGAAGTAACTAAATACAACAAAGTCAGATAGTGTGATTGGCTCAGTTATGTTATCCAGCGCAGCAAAGTAGACGGCTTGGCTGTCTGCAATGGTTATAGGCTCAGTTCTGCTGACCGCAAACTGCGCTGCGATTGTTGGGGTATCGGCTGGGTTTAGGTTTTCTGTTCTGGACAGGAGGAATGTTGACTGCTGTGTGCTGGAGTCCGCGAGGGTGATTGCCTCGGTAACGCTACCAAAGAAGTTTCCGCCCGTGTCGTTTGGGACTTGGGTTACTGTGATTGGCTCAGTGATGGACTGGAGGAACGCAGAGGCTTGACTACTGGAGTCGGCAGACGTAATGGCTTCAGAGATGGATAGGGCGTAAGCCGTCCCGCCTAGACCAGCAAAGGTAGATTGGGCAAAGGCGGCGTATCCGAACATTACTCGTCCGCAGGCTCAGGCGTGTTGCCTTCTTCTAGCCACTTTAAATAGACTTGGTAGTCTGTGTTAGCGGGGTCAAATGGGATGAAAGCGTTGTCGGATAAACGGTGTATTGTTAAAACTTTTCCTGTTATTAAATCGTTTATAAGTTTATACATTTATAACTCCGCAGTAAATTTTAAAAGCCCATTTGCGTTAGCGCAACGCAACCAAGCGGATTGCCCTATTGTTATTGATGAAGACGCATAAGGGTTAAGTTCAGAAGATTGTGTCGTTGTATACCCGCCATTAAATGCCGATAATGTTCTAGTTGCATTTGCTTGTAAAATTGTAAAATCCCCTAGCGCAGAATATGTAAATGTGGGATTTGCTCTAAATGAAGTTATAAAATATAATACCCCATAAAAATTAGCAGAATCCCAATTTGCAAGATTCATTAATCCCGCACTAGAAACCCCTCCAAATTGCTGATAATACCGCTGACATAACTGCAACTCAGTACCATAAGGTCTGTAATCAAACGATGTTGCGGTACTGCCTTTTTCTAGTTGTACGCCTGTGATGTAGAAGGTTGCGCCATTTGTACCGACTACGCTTGTTGCGCCTGTTGCTGAAACATAATTTGAACCAGCCCATGCACCAGCAGTTCCACTATATGTAGAACCAACACCAAGACTAAATACAACATTTATTCCTGTGCTTGTTGTTGTATTCCAAGTTCCAGAAGTATCCCCCGCAATGGTTATGCTTATTGAAGTCCAAGTGTTTGCAGAACTTATGGTGTATGTGAATGGATAACTTCTATCTTGTGCAGAATTTCTTAAAGCCCCACCAAAAGTTCCAGTTAATGAACTATAAACTTGAAAAGATAAAGTAATAGTTTTGGCGTTTGCAGAACCCCAATTTAAATCTGCAATATTGTTACCTTCAATCGATTGTGCTAAAAAATAGTAATCACCAGCCGCTAGACTAGTAGCCGCAGATGAAGTAATTTTTAAAGAATTAACAAAACCAGAAGGTACAGTAGATGATTGTTGCGCTGTGAATTTAGAAGTTACTGAACCAACAATATAAAACCTGTCTACTGTATAAGTATTTCCTGTTACTTGAGTAACACTAGCCCCCGCATTACGCTGGTCAATCACCATCGCACCATTGATGATGCGGTTCCGCCATGTTTGTTGAGATTGTGAATTAAGTAGACCTGCGTCCACAGTTGTCAAGGCCATTTATTTCTCCTCGGCATAACGCCACTTGTAACCATGCGCTGTCTTGGCTTTGCCATTGCAACACTGGTGAATTCCAGTCCTGCAACCATTCATTGCTCTACCAGCATCTGTTACTGAATCGTATCTTGTTTCTGTTCCATCCGCGTCTATACGGATAACTGCATGAGGCTTTTTACCGCCACCTTCTGGGCGTTTTCTTCCGTATAGCGGACTGTCTACACCCTTTGGTTTAGGCACTCCACGCATAGCGCTAGGTTTACCCCACATAGGGTTGTCTGCACCTTTTCTACCAACCCACGGACGCTTCTGTCCAATAGAGGGGCTGGGCTTACCAAACATAGGATGGCCTTCTCCCATAGGCGCTCCATCCATGCCATTCTCAGGAATCAGGTTAGCCCACTCTGGGCTAGAACCAATCTTGTTGTCCTCGCTGAACTGCTTGGCGGCTGAGAGGCATCTTTCTTTGTCAAAGTAAATCCCCAGTAGACCAACTTCAATGTCTCTGCCATGCTTCTTTAAATGGCGCTTCCAATGTAAGCCACTGCCTCTGTATTGGTTTAAAACTTTGAACTGAGATGTCTTGCAGAAATAACGCAAGCCAGTAACCTTATGGCGCATCACAAGAAGCGCTGTCGGTTGCCAATCTTGCGTTAAAGCCATTATTGGTTCTCCTCTGCGGGCAATGGTGTGTTGCCAGCCTCAAGCCAGCGAAGGTATTCTTGGTAGTCGGTGTTGTCTGGAGCGAAAGGAATAAAGGCTTTGTCTGCTGTGCGCTGAATTCCGTGTTCCCACACTTGCCCATCTACTAAATATTGTTTGTACATTTATAACTCCGCTGATATGTTGGCTTGAATTGCTAATTCATAGATAGTATTTGCACTAATAGTTCCGCCAGTTACACGCACAGAGTTAGTTCCAACTCCATAAATTGCAGTGCCTGTTGCGGCTGTAGGAGTTCCACCTGCGCCAGTAGAATAATTTGGAAAAGTTATAGTCGGTGTTGTTCTTAATTGAACTAACCAAGGCAAATTTGATTGCCATGCGCCTGTGCTACTAGAGTTACCTCTATAACATGGGATATTTTCAAAATACAACTGCTGATAATACCGCTGGCAAAGCACCAACTCAGTACCGTACTGGCGGTACTCAAATGGGGATGCTGTTGTCCCTGCTTCTAGTTGCACACCTGTGACATACCATGTTGCTCCGCTTGTTCCAACAACTGAAACTGCGCCTGTGGCTGAAAAATAACTTCCTGCCGCCCAAGAGCCAGCAGTTGAGGCAAATGATGAGCCTACACCAAGACCAAATTGAACACCAATGCCACCACCATTGGTTGTGAGCCAAGTGCCTGTTGTATCACCAACAACAGTTATGCTTATTGATGTCCAAGTATTTGCAGAACTGATTGTGTAGGTAAATGGGTAACTTCTAGTTCCAGCATCATTTTTCAATGAGCCACCAAATGTTCCAGTAAGACTTGAATAGACTTGAAACGATAAAGTAACTGTTTTTGCATTAGCAGTACCCCAACCTAAATCAGCAATGTTGTAACCTTCAATCCATTGTTGTAAAAAGAAATAATCTCCAGAACCAACAGAATAAGCAGAAGAAGAAGTAAAAATACTAGAGTTAACAAATCCCGCTGGCGCAGTTGAAGATTGGTTCGCAGTTCCTTTAGATGCTTGCGAAGCATAGTATGCCCACCTATCTACAAAATAACCGCTAGAAGTTACGCTTGCGCCTCTTTGAAAAATTGTCATCCCGCCATTGATGATGCGGTTTCGCATCGTTACGTTGTTTGATGCACCTTGTGCTAGTGCTACAGCATTAGTCATTTAGTTGCTCCTCAGTTGGGCGTGGCAATGTTGGGTGTTCCCACTTGGCTATGTAATCGCCTTTGCCGTCAGAGTCGTTTTGTAGTGTGATTACAGTCATAAAGTCATGGTCTGTAAGTTCTGGGTATAGGGTTTTGATTTTTTCTATTAATGTCATATTAAATCCTTGCCAAAACTGCTTGAAAATAAGACCATGCACCAGTTCCAGAAACATAAACAGGGCTAGTACCAACAATAACTCCATAAAGAGTTATGTAATCAGATGTTCCATTCATATAAATTAACGCACTTACTGGCAAACAATATTGAGAAAAAGCACCGCCAACAATAGCAAAACCACGCTTAAACTCTGAGCCATTTTTATAAACTGCTATGTTCATTTGGCTACCAGCAGTACAAGTAGCATTTATTTCTCCATTTACTTGGTAATAACCAGCCACATTTGGAGCAAAAGAATATGCGGGAACAGAAATACCATTTAATGTTGTAGTGCTTCCAGTATTGTTGTATGCAGTAGCAGTATCAAACTCTTTTGTTTGCGCTGATAATGCAGTCCAAGTGCTTGATGTTACAGATTGGTTGGATGTAGCCAAATAAGCACTAAACGCTGGCATATTGCCACTAACCATCATTGTTCCAGTAGCGTCTGGAATAGAGACAGTCTGATTAGAGTTTGTAGAAGGGCCAGCCAAGGTCATTGTTCCTGACCCTGTTGCGCTTGCTGATGGGATTAGTGCCGCCATTATTGTTCCTCTGCGGGTTCTGGTTGATTACCTTCAGCAACCCACGCTAAATAAACAATGTAATCTGTGTTTTCTTCAGATTTAGGTATGCAAGCACCATCGCTTTTGCGAATTACCGCTTCCCATCCTGTTGAATTGTCTTTAAATAATTTATACATTTATAACTCCGCAGATACAATCCACGCTGATTCAATTCCAGTTCCACCAGTTTGAGCCGTACCCAAACTAGTTGCTCTAAATCCTGTACCACAAATTCCGCTTGCAGTAGTTCCAGTAATATCTGCGCCCGTTGCAAGCAAAGATACTGCACCAGAAGTGTTATTTCTACTATACAAAGTTACAGTAGGTGAATTTGTCCTTTTAGGCACTAAAAAACTAAAACCAGTTGAATTTCCCGTTGAGCCTATACCCATACAAATACCCGCTCTTGTAGAGTTGGCTGTAAATGTTACATCTGGGTAAGCAGTAGTTTCATAGTAGCGTTGACATAGCAATAACTCAGCACCATAAGGGCGGTAATCAAACGATGTTGCGGTACTGCCAACTTCTAATTGTGGATAACTTAATGTCCCAGTATTAAATTCAATCGTAGTGTTTGCGCCTGCTGTTATGCCAGTTACAGCCAAAGGACTTGAGCCGTATGTTCCACCATTAAATCTTGCTTGTGCCGTACCTGTCCAAGACAAAACATAAGTGCCACCTTCTGGCATATTACAGCCTTCAATGACTTGTTGAATAGAGCCAGCAGTTATTGTGATGCTTATAGGAACGCCAGCAGAGCCTTGGGTAAAGGTATAAGTTCCACCACTTCCACCACCTTTCCATCTATCATGCCCATAAGAGCCAGATGATAAAGATGTTCCACTTGAATATCCACGCTGATTGATTATGAAACCAGCATCAATAAGCCTATTTTTAAATGCCGTAGCGTTACCAGCACCTAATATGCTTCCAACTGATGTTTGGATTGAATCAGCAATAACTTGTCCGTATGCCATGCTTACCCTTTAAAGAACAACCCAACGCTGTCCAGATGCGACTGTCACCGCTTGACCCGATGCCACAGTTATAGGGCCTACCGAGAATCCATTGTTACCACTAGCAATTGTGTAACTTGTGCTTACAGTTGCTGAGTTAATGTTTATGCCGTTAGATGCAATCTGTATCGGAGAGGTTAGTTCGCCTGTACTTGGGTTGTATTTCAGTTTGGTAGAACTGACATTCTCAGATGTAATCGAGCCAGATGTGGCACTTGTGAATGTTAGATAACGAGTAGCGTTTGTGGTCGTATCGTCTGAAATCGTGATGCCAGAAGATGCCGCCGCCGCCCAAGTAGGCACACCACCCGATAGAGTCATTACATAGCCGTTAGTACCAGCCGCCAAGAAAGTCGTAGCACCAGAGCCTGTTTGATACGGCACAGAGCCATTAGCCCCACCCGCAAGGTTAGTTGCTGTGGTTGCACTTGTTGCGGTTGCCGCGTTGCCACCAATAGACAGACTAGAAGCCGTACCCGTTAGACCCGTACCAGCACCGCTAAACGATGT